AGATTTCAAGGTGGCAGACATGACACAGACTTATTCCCGAAAGGACACCCATTATCATCTAAATAAAAAAAGATATAGGCAGCGTAGATTCAATGCTAACTACGAGGTAAGACATCAATTACGTCTAAGAAATAATTTAGAAAAAAGTTTCTATAGAGATTTATTACGAGTTTTTAATAAAAATGCAGACAAAATATCTGTAGAAGTGGGAATGGGTTTAGATTATTCACCAGATGCAAATGCAAGACTGCTTGGTTTACAGATACTTGAAACTTTAGACAAAAACCTAAGACGTATCTTTGAAAATATAATTAAATACAACATTCTTCTTTATGACCCAGATACCAAAGATTTGGAGTTTACAAGTCATGGAACTGCAATTACCTTTGAGATTCTTTACAGGGAATATTTGGCTCAAAGAACGTTTATTTTTGAAACTTTGACCCAAAACCAGTCTAACGCAATACTTAAAGCCATACGAAGGCTAAGAAGCCAGAATATGCCATTACAGTCAATACGAACAGAATTAAGAAAGATAGTCAGAGGTTTTAGTGTTTTTAGAGCTGCAAGAATAGCAAGAACAGAAACACATTCAGCAGCTTCCCACGCATCACATTTTTACAACAAAAAAATTAGTGAACAGATTGGTCAAACCTTGAAAAAAAGATGGGTTGCTGTCGGTGACTTAAGAACAAGAAACTCACACGCTCTTGCTAATGGACAGGTAAGAAATATGGACGAGGATTTTGACATTGATGGTTCACCGATGTCTTTTCCAAGTGACCCAAAAGGTGGAGCAAAAAATGTAATCAATTGTAGATGTGTTTTAGTGTATGTAGATGAAGATGATTTGAGTTTGATAAAAAACTAAATCTTGTGGTAGGATACAACTTGGAATACTATATATAGTTAAATGCCTATACCTAAACCTAAACCAAGCGAAAGTAGGCAACAGTTTATGTCAAGGTGTATGGGAGACAAAACGATGACAGATGAATACAAACCAAATCAACGTATGGCAGTCTGTTCTAGTCAGTACAAATCAAAAGAGGAAGAATCCTCAGAATCCAAACGAGAATTACGAAAAGATGTCTTTACTACGCAGAGAGAAGCTGAAGCAAGGGCAGAAGAAATAGGTTGTGTGGGTTTTCACTCACATGACGAAAATGGCAGAAAAATATATATGCCATGTGAAACTCACACTGATTATGTCAGATTGATGGGGGAAGATGTTAAAGATGATGAAAAATCAAACCTTGATAATGTAGAGGAACTTTTTGACATTGAGCCTTTCATTGTTAAAACAGAAATCAAAAAAATCAAAGAAGATGAAGAAAATGAGGAAGGAACTTTTGAAGGTTATGCATCTGTATTTAACAAAGCAGATTTAGGAAATGATGTAGTCGTTTCTGGGGCATTTAGAAAGTCCTTAAGAAAAAAAGGCGCAAAAGCTGTAAAACTTTTATATCAACACAAATCGGATATGCCTGTTGGTGTATTTGAATCAATTAAAGAAGATGAACACGGATTATATGTCAAAGGGCGTTTAGCTTTAAAAACAGGAGCAGGAAGAGATGCTTTTGAACTTTTAAAAATGGGCGCATTAGATGGGCTTAGTATTGGATTCAAACCGAATCCAAAAGCAACTTACTACGACAAGCGTACAAAAAAACGTATGCTTGAAGAAGTAGAACTTATGGAAATATCGCTTGTAACATTTCCTATGAATCCTGATGCGAGGATTAGGCAAGTGAAAGGAGAAGATGTTTCAATAAGGGAATGGGAAAATGGATTGCGAGATGCTTTCGGTCTTTCACGTTCCGAATCAAAAATGGCGGCAAAAGCCGTACATGACGCTTTTACTCAGCGAGATGTTGAGAAAGATGCTGACTTGGTACAGGCAGTACAAAATTTAGGAAAAATTTTTAACTCTTGGAGAACTTAACTCATGGATAATGAAGTAAAAAGTGCTATTGAGGATATCGGCTACGCTTTTGAAGAATTTAAAAAAGCTAATGACGAGAAACTTGAAGCATTAGAAAAAGGTAAGAGTTATGATGGTTTAATTGACGAAAAACTTGCGAAAATTGAAGAAAAAATGGACGCATTTGAGCCAATGAATCAGAAAATAACTCAAGCCGAAGCGAATCAAGAGAACATCAAGGAGCAGATTTCTAATATAGAAACGCTGATAAAGAGACCAAATTCGGGCTTGGAAGGTAAGCAAATTGATGAAACTCTTATGGCTTTTGACAACTACTGCAGAAAAGGTCTTGAAGGTCTTTCTGACGTAGAGAAAAAAGCATTAACTGTATCTAACGATTCAACAGGTGGATATTTAGCCCCGCCAGAATATGTTAGGGAATTACTAAAAACTGTTACTGAGATTTCACCTATTAGGTCAATCGCTAGAGTAAGACAGACTGCACAAAGAAGTATCCAGATTCCAAAAAGAACTGGACAATTCGCAGCGCAGTGGGTTGCTGAAAGTGGCACAAGGTCTGAAACAGAAGGTTACTTAGTTGGATTGGAAGAAATCCCTGCACACGAATATTACGCTATGGTGGATATTTCTGAGCAAGATTTGGAAGATTCAGTATTCAACCTAGAAGCAGAAATGCAATCAGAGTTCAGTGAGCAATTTGCTAAAGCTGAAGGGACTGCATTTGTTTCAGGTGATGCTGTTGGAAAACCAGAAGGATTTATGACAAATTCAAACGTTTCAGAAGTAAACAGTGGAGCATCAGCAGCATTAACTGGTGATGGTCTTATTTCTTTAGTACACAGCATCAAATCAGAATACAGCAGAAATGCAAGTTTTGTTTTCAACAGAAGCACATTAGCTGAAATTAGAAAACTAAAAGACACAGCAGGACAGTATGTATTCCAAGCAGGAATGATGCTTACAAGTGGAGTGCCTAATTCAATATTAGGATTTCCATATATCCAAGCAACCGATATGCCAAGTGTAGGAGCTAATAACTTCCCAATTGCTTTCGGTGACTTTAATCGTGGATATATGATTGTAGATAGAATCGCAATGGCAGTATTGAGAGACCCATTTACACAAGCTACATCAGGTAACATTAGATATGTTGCAAGAAGAAGAGTTGGTGGACAGGTAATTCAATCTGAAGCTATTGTTAAACAAAAAGTTGCAAGTTAAGGAGTAGTGTAATATGAAAGATTTAAGTAATAACATAGTACCTGTAGTCTCTCTAGCAGCAGCAGTCAGAACTGCAGCAGCAAACGGAACTGGCGTGGACCTTCAAGGTTATGAAAGCGCAACAGTTCTTGTTGATGTTGGAGCAGAAGGCGACACATTGTCTGGGTCTGTATTTTTTGAAGTGTCATTAGAACATTCTGATGATAACTCTTCATTTTCAGACGTAGTACAAGCTGACATCATTGATGGCACTATCGCTTCAGGTGGAATATTCTTGAAGTTAGATGGTACTTCTGGCGGAGACCCAGATTCAGCAGGTGGAATTTTCAGAGTAGGATATGTCGGTGGTAAGAGATACCTAAGAGTTGTATTAGCAAAAACTGGTACACACTCAAATGGTACACCTCTTGGCGCTATGATTGTCAAAGGTCATGCTAGACATTCTGAAGATAACGCATTTACTGCACATAATGCCTAATTGCTTATGCAAGTAGGAGAAAGAGTTTCTCAGCATTTTGTTGAGATTATTATTCTAGCTAATTCAGCTAGGATTCTCTTATAGTGTACGTTGGCAGGGATTCTTGCATAGCTTCCCTGCCACTTTTAAGGAGAAATAAAATGCCATACCATTACGACATGGATAAAGATAAAAGAAAAAAGAAACCGAAAAGAAAAGAAGATATGACTAAAAAGCCAAAAAAACCTATGCAAATGGGTAAAGGAAATAAACCAAAAAAACCAATGAAAACTTTAGGGGATTATTTAAGAGGTAAATAAAAATGTCTAAAAAATTTAAAATAATTGTTCCAAAAGCAGGAGCAGCGAATAAGTTAGGTACAGAAACAAAACTTTATATATTTGACGAAAAAGTTGAAGCCAAAGAATCTTGGCAAGAGGATTTAATGAATGTTTTTGTTAAAAATAGTTGGGCTATAGAAATTAAAGATGATGAAGCATCTGATGTTGGTGAAGCTGAACCTGTCAGAGCAAGAAATGATAAAGGGCATTACATAGCTGATGACCCAAATACACCAGATGTCAATGAAGCCTATGAGGGTGGTAAAGCTCCAAAAAAGAGCAAAGCAAAATCATCTAAAAAGAAAAGTTAGTGTGGGGACAATCCCTTCTCAAAGCAAAAAAATCATATCTCTAGTTCCCACACACTTTTTTTGATGTAAACTAGAGAAAGCAGATGCAAATGGTAGAAACCATAACAAATAAGGAAGTTTATGAGTGCAGGTTTTCATCATTTTGTAATAGAACAAGGAGCAACATTCTCCAAAGTTCTAACTCTAAAAGATAGTTCAGACGCTGTTATCAATCTTACTGGTTATGCCAGTGGGGAGATGGATTTACGTCAAGAAGTGGATTCGTCCGCAGTCATTACAACATTAACTACAAGCAATGGTGGAATTGCGCTTGGTGGCGCAGCAGGGACAGTTACTCTTACAATATCAGCATCTGATACCGCAAATTTAAGCGTACAAGACGGGGTTTATGACTTAGAGATAGTAGATGGTTCTAGCAATGTTTTCCGTATCTTAGAAGGGACATTTGAGGTTAGGGGAGAAGTTAGCAGATAATGGCTATTAGTTCTATATCAGTCACAAGCAGTTCAGCTATTTCAGTCGTCACAGTCGGCACTCAAGGTTTATCTGGACCAAATACAATTTTAGGCAGAAGTGTTGTTGGTTCTACTGCTAGTACATCTGGTTCTTTATTAATTTATGACCATGCAAATACTCAATGGGAAGATAGCCAAAGCACAAGGTCACAATCGCTGACAGCTAAGTTATTCAATTTACAATTTACAACTGGTGGGGCAACTGTTACGCAAATCTTTGATGAAGATGATATGGCATCAAACAGCAACACAGGTCTTGTTACACAACAATCAATAAAAGCCTATGTAGATGCGCAACTTACAGCGCAAGATTTAGATTTTCAGGGTGATTCTGGTGGGGCTTTATCAATAGATTTAGATTCAGAAACATTAGATATTGCAGGTGGGACAGGTATAGACACAGCAGGTTCAGGTAATGTGCTGACAGTAAATATTGACAGCACAGTAGTTACTTTGTCAGGAACACAGACACTTACAAACAAAACGCTTACAAGCCCAAAAATAAATGATTCAAATGCTGTCACTGCAACTTCCGCAGAGATAAACATAATTGATGGTGATACTTCTGAATCAGCAGTAGTTATAGTTGATGCTGATAGATTTATCGTAAATGACAGTGGCACAATGAAACAACTTGCCGCTTCAAGAATATCAACTTATGTCTCTGGCACAACAGAAACACTAACAAACAAAACAATAAACGCAGATAATAATACTGTTTCAAATATTGAAGTTGATAATTTCAAAGCATCTGCAATCGTCTTAGAATCTGAAGGGATTGGTAGCAATGACAATGACACAACAATACCGACTTCAGCAGCAGTAAAAGATTTTGTTGATACCCAAATTACAGCACAAGATTTAGATGTAACATCAGACAGTGGCACAATCGCCATAGATTTAGACAGCGAAACATTGACAATCGCAGGTGGGGAAGGAATTGATACATCTGGTTCGTCAAATACTATTACTATTGCTGCAGAAGATGCCAGTGATTCAAACAAAGGTGTAGCATCTTTCAATGCCACAGATTTCTCTGTTTCTTCAGGAGCTGTGACGCTAAATTCAGAAAGAATCCAAGATATTGTTGGCGCAATGGTATCTAGCAACACAGAAAATGGTATATCTGTAACTTATGAAGATAGCGATGGCACATTAGATTTTGATGTTGCAGACCCAACACTGACTTTCACGGGAGATGTTACTGGTTCAGGAACCATTACAAATCTAGGCGATACTTCATTCGCCTTAACAATCGCAGCAAACTCGGTAGCACTTGGGACAGATACTACAGGAAACTTTGTTCAAGCGATTTCTGGCACGTCCAACGAAATAGAAGTATCTGGTAGTGGTTCTGAGGGAGCTACTGTAACTATTGGTTTGCCTGATGATGTGACTATCGGGAACGACTTGACTGTTACAGGAAACCTTGTTGTTCAAGGAAGTACAACCACATTAAATACAGCAACTCTTGATGTAGAAGATAAAAATATTACCTTGAACAAAGGGTCAGGAGATACCAGTGGTTCTGCAGATGGCGCAGGAATAACAATACAAGATGCAGTTGATGCCTCTAATGATGCTTCCCTTTTATGGGACGCTAGTGCTGATATATTTAAAACTTCACATGGCTTAAGAATAAATGGCGATAGCGAAACATTTTCTGTTGGCGCAGGTGGTGATTTCTCAGTTGTTCACAATGGCACTGATACTTTTATGGCTAACTCTACTGGTCATTTTTACATAACTACTACCTCAGATGATAAAGACATAATTTTCAGAACAGATGATGGCTCTGGCGGTGTCGCTGAATACATAACAGTTGATGGTAGTCAAGAACGAACTGTTTTTCATAAACCTATAAGAATTGATGATAATATTGGTTTTAATGTCGGCACAGGAAGTGACTTCCAAATAAGCCATAATGGAACAAATAGCTTTGTTTCAAACCACACAGGAACATTCTTCATAACACAAAATGTTGATGATGGAGATTTACAGATTAGAAGTGATGATGGTTCTGGTGGAACTACGTCATATATAACTTTAGATGGTAGTGCAGTTCGTACTGAGTTCCCTAAAGACACAAGACACTCAGATGATGTTAAGGCTATATTCGGTGGTGGTAATGACTTAGAAATTTTCCACAGTTCATCTAACAATCATTCAGTAATAAAAGAATCTGGTAGTGGTAATTTAAGAATAAATGCAGATGATTTGATAATTTTAAATGCTGCTGTAAATGAAACTAAAGCATCATTTTTGACAGATGGCTCAGTAAGGCTTTTTTTTAATGATGTACAAAAGTTTGAAACAACTTCATCAGGAGTAAGTGTAACAGGAGAAGTCGCTGCTACAAGCCTAGATATTAGTGGAGACGTTGATGTAGATGGTACATTAGAAGCAGATGCCATAACTGTCAATGGCGAAACACTTGCCGAAGTAATAGCCGACACAGTTGGAGCAATGGTTGGCTCAAACACAGAGACAGGAATAACAGTAACATTCAATGATAGTGACAACACTTTGGATTTTGTTGTTGGCACATTAAACCAAGATACGACTGGAACTGCTGCTCTCGCTACAGAGGTAACAGTTTCAGCAAATAACAGCACTGACGAGACAATATTCCCTGTGTTCGTAGATGGGGCTACAGGCTCTCAGGGCTTAGAAACTGACACAGGCTTTACCTACAACCCCTCAACAGGTTTAATCTCGTCTGCGGGGCTTACAGCGTCTGGAACGATAACATTTGGCAGCATATCTGATGGCAGTATCACTGTAACTGCTTTTGTTGATGAAGATAATATGGCTTCAAATTCTGCGTCTTTAATTCCTACTCAACAATCAGTCAAAGCCTACGTTGATGCTGAAATATCTGCTGCAGGTGGAATGTCGCAGTTTATTTTGGAAGATGATGATGGCACAGAGGTAACAATCAACAATAACAAAGAACTCAAGTTTATTGGTTCTGGGATAACAACAAACTTTACAGATACAAGTACAGGTTCAGATGGAGACCCATTTGATTTAACCTTTTCAATTGACGCTGCACAAACAAATATCACCTCTATTCTTGCCACAGATTTAAAGATTGGTGAGGACGACCAAACAAAAATTGATTTTGAAACAGCAGACGAAATACATTTCTATGCTGCAAATGCAGAACAAGTTTTTGTATCTGATGGCGTTTTTGGACCACAAACAGACAGTGACGTAGATTTAGGAACAAGCTCAGTAAGATTCAAAGACGCTTACTTTGATACCTTGAATACAAGTGGAACTATTACAGCAGGAGCAAATAGTGGAGTTATAAAAGAAATAGGAAGTGACTTGTCATTAGTACAAGGAGCAGTTGGTTTAAGAATTAATGATG